CTCCCGCTCCCTGACGAGGTTGTTGGCATGTTTGCTGGTGGTATTGTCAACGCAACCCCGACGATGCCTACTTTCGTCTCGGCCACCGGTGTCATCACGATTCCGGCAATCACCGGCGTCATCTACAAGCGTGCCGACACAAACGCAACGGTTGTCGGAACCACCACTATTGCTGGCACGACTGGCGCCAACCTCATCATCTATGCCATTCCGGCTGCTGGCTACCAGTTCCCGGCCGGCGTCGACGACGACTGGCTGTTCACTCGCACGGCATAAGTCTAAACACAGGGAGATCAGGGAATGCTCACTATCAAAATCCAAGGCGATGAACTTTTCAACGAGCAAACTTCCGAGTTTGTTAAAGACTCGTCGCTCACGATCGAACTCGAGCATTCTCTGGTTTCACTGTCAAAATGGGAGGCGCATTTCGAAAAAGCCTTTCTTGGTCCAAACGAAATGACCACCGAAGAAGCCAACTGGTACATTCGAGCGATGGTTTTGACTCCGAATTTTCCCCCGGAGGTAATCTCAAAACTATCAAACCAAAATCTGGCCGAAATCAACAACTACATCAACGCAAAACAGACCGCCACTTGGTTCGCTGACACCCCAAATCGACCCTCGCGAGAAGTCATAACAGCAGAGCTCATCTACTACTGGATGATTGCGCTCACAATTCCGTTTGAGTGTCAATACTGGCATCTTAATCGCCTCTTGACACTCATCAAAGTTTGCAACGTTAAGAATGCTCCTCGCAAAAGAATGGGCGCCACCGAATTGGCGCAAAAGCAGCGCGCTCTTAATGAGCAGCGCCGTGCCAAATACGGAACCTCTGGCTAAAAAGGAGAAGACATGCCCCGATTGGTCTGGGATGCAAGTGGAGAAAAAGTTTATGAGTCTGGTGTCACAAACGGCGTTCTTTATGTTGAAGGCCACGACGGTGTTGTTTGGAATGGTCTTATTTCTGTGTCGGAAGATCCTTCTGGCGGAGAATCTAAAGCTTACTACATGGATGGCATCAAATACTTGATCAAAAATTCCCCGGAGGAATTTTCAGCCACAATCGAGGCGTTTACGTATCCTGACGAGTGGGGGGCCTGCGATGGGACCGCCGTAATCGACGTTGGTCTTTACGCCACACAGCAAACACGGTCGCCTTTTGGGCTAACCTACAAGACGCTTGTTGGTAATGACACCGACGGTGTTGACCACGGTTATAAGCTGCACTTCGTCTATAACGCGTCCGCATCACCATCCTCTCGTTCGAACCAAACGCTCACCGACACGCCAAGTCCGGAAACATTTAGTTGGAAAATCGAGACAAAACCTGTTGTGGTCTCTGGTTTTAAACCAACCGCACACTTTTTCCTGGACTCCAGGACCACAAACGCAGAACTTCTTGCACGCATTGAAGATCTTGTTTATGGCTCCAACGACAACGCCGCTTACCTGCCGTCGATTGATGAGTTGCGCATTCTGTTCGCGACGTATGACGTTCAGATGCTGATCGTCGACAATGGCGATGGCACTTGGACTGCTTCTGGTCCCGACGAAATGGTAAACTTCATCGATGGCGACACATTCACCATCACGAGCACTTCTGCGGTCTACGTCGACGCCGACACTTACACCGTCACCACAATCTGATTCGAAGGAGTCAAAATGGCAACCGTAACGGGCTTTACAGCCGCCAGAATGAAGCAGATCGAGGATGACACTATTGTTGCCGCTCGACTTTCTGGCGATAACCTTATCTTAACCAACAACGCTGGCGTCGATATTAACGTTGGGAGTGTTCGGGGTCTTCAGGGTACTAGCGTCACGACAGCAACCACGGCCGAAACTCTGGCGGGCACAATCTCCAACAAAGCCGTGGCCCCAACCGCCGTCGCAACCAATATCTCTACAACGGGTTTGGCTAAGGTACAATTCATTCCTGCGGGAGGAACGGTCACTGGTTCTCCTGGTGCTTACGCCTTAATTATTGAACTGGGGGCGTAATGCCCGCGCCGACTATTGTTGCCGGATCGCTTGTTACGGCATATGCGCAGGGAACGTCTGTAACCATCAGCAAACCAAGCGGTCTCGTTAATGGCGACGTCATTGTTATTGCCATTCGCGCGCAAGGGCTGATTTCCGGCGAGCTCACAACCATTGCCTCTGGGTTTGTTCGTGGCGGAACTCTACTAAACCAGAACTCCTCGGCGGATCGCCCCACAGGAATCTTTGCAAAACCTATTCCAACAGCGTCCGCTGAGACAGCAACCACGTACACCTTTGGCGGTTGGGCTACTGGACGAGTCCTAGCCATTGCTTTTCTTGTTCGTGGCGTGACGCTTACGGACTATAACGACGGCGGTAATCGTTACTACACCACAGCTAGTGATGCGCCGGCATATTCTGTTGGTGCCGTGCCATCTTTACTGATTGAAATCGCTACCGACGAACGCATTGCCGGACAAAGTTCTGTTCCGACGACAACTCCTCCCGGAATGACGGTTTTACTAAACGCCCAAACCTCGGGTTATGCTATCGTCGACAACGCAGATACGACCGGGTCAAGAGCAGCTATGTGGCTCGGTTCAAAAATCCTGACTTCTACCGACAGCACGAGTGTTGCCGCACACCCAATCGCTTGGCCTTCCGACGTTTCAGCCCCACGTGGCGCACAAATGGCTTTGCGTGGAACTCCCGGCGCAGAAGTTAGTGTTATTGGTGTCCCAGTCAAAACAGGCACCGGCGCAAGCGCCTTCCTCTCATATTTAGCGTCTAACGGGACAACTCGAATAACGCCAAAGAGTCTTAATGTCTGGTATCCTAGTTACCCCACAGTTCAGTCTTTGCTGGCGTCAACATCTGGCCCTACTATAGCGCATCGTGGTGGATCGCTTGTGTACCCTCAAATGAGCTCTTATGCATACGATCATGCGGTTTTTCGCGGGTATGGTGTTCTTGAGTTTTCTTGCGGATGGAGTAGTGATGGCGTTCCTTTTGGGTTGGCGTCGCAATATCTAGACGATGCTATCGGAAACACTGGCGGAACAACCCTTCCCGTGGCGAGCATGACTTGGGCCCAAATTAACGCATACAAAAACCATTTCAATCCGGTCAGCGCCGGCGTGTGGCAACCATTTCTTCGCCTCGATGACTTCGCGGCGAAGTACGCAAAAACACACATTTGCATCATCGACCCAAAATATGGCTTTTCTGTCCAAGCAAACCTAAACACAATGTTTGACATCATGGATGCTAACGGCGGACCAACCCGATTCATCGCAAAGTTTGATTCGTCAGAGACAAACGCGTTGTTAACAACGACCGCGATTGCGCGGGGGTATGAGCGAATGAATTACTGGGGCTCCGACACAACGGCTATGGCTGCGCAGCAATCACGTTGGTCTATAATTGGCGCCTTGTACAGCGACGCAACGGCTATGGCACAAGCAAACACCTACGGCAAACCATCGTGGGCTGCAATTGTCCCGAACGCGGCCGGTTATGCAACCGCTAGGACGAATGGAGCAAAACTTGTTATGTGCGCCGACCCGATCAACATCCCAGCAAAGAGTAGTTGGAACTAATGATAACGATTGAGAGCTCAGGGTCGTTTAAAAACACCGAATCGTTTCTGAATGCTATGCTGGCTCTCGACATCGACAGTATTCTTAAACAGTACGCCCAAGAAGGGGTTAACGTTCTCGCTAAAGCCACGCCAAGAGATAGTGGGTTAGCGGCCTCTTCTTGGGGGTACTCGATTAAGAAAACAGGCGACTCATATTCAATTGTTTGGACCAACTCAGACATCGAAAACGGCTTTAAGGTTGCTATGATGATCCAGTATGGCCACGGAACTCGCACTGGCGGGTACGTTCAAGGGATTGACTACATAAATCCTGTCATGCGACCGCTATTCGACACGATTGTTGACAAGATCTGGAAGGCGGTGCAAGCGGCATGAGCAGTGTAGATGATCGTATTGTCGCCATGAAGTTCAACAACGGCCAATTCGAGCAGGGAGTGAAGACCACGCTAAGCTCCTTGAGCGCGCTCAAGCAGGGTCTAAAGTTTGATGGAGCCACAAAAGGTTTGGCCGGGGTGTCTGACGCCGTCAAGGGCATTTCCCTAACGACTTTAGCTTCGAGCATCCAGGACGTTTCCAGCAAATTCTCAGCGATGTCCGTTGTTGCAATCACAGCTTTGGCGACAATTGC